ATGGCCTTTCCACCCTTTATGAATTCGACGGGCCTTATTGGAAAAATCTTTGAGAAGATTCAGCAGGCGAAGGTTCCACCTCGATATACGCAGGACTTCCAATCCACGGTCTTAGGCTTCGGATCAGGGAGCGCTCGTCCCTTTATACCCTTCTTGAAGCGGTTGAATTTTATTCAAAGCGACGGGACGCCGACCGAACTCTACACGCGGTTTCGCAATGCCGATAGCAGCGGCGCAGCTATGGCCGAAGCCATGCGAATCGGCTTCGCGGACATCTTCCAGAAGAACGAGTTCGCCAACGACCTGACGGACGACAAACTGAAAAACCTTGTCGTTGAAGTCACTGGCAAAGAGCCCGGCGACGGAACCGTCAGCGCCATCGTAGGCAGTTTCAAGGCCTGCAAGCAGTTGGCAGACTTCGACAGCGCTGATGCTGCCAAGAAGAAAAATGAGCATGAAGCTCCGGACATTGCGAAATCTATCGTAAAGTATGAGCCGGATAGAAGGCAATCAGGTCGGGATATCCGTATCGGATACACGATAAATATCAACTTGCCAGAGACGACAAACGTTGAAGTCTACAACGCGATATTTGCCTCAATAAAGCAAAACCTGCTGACCGATGACTAACGCTTCAGATCGCATCAGGCTTTTTGCGCTGAATAACCTCGCAATCGAATCGGCGATTCAGCGGGTTGAGCGGGAGCACGATTTAGATTTAGGTCATCGACCTGCCATCGAAGGCGGCCTGGACGAAACGTACTACCCGCAGTTTGAAGAGAAAATCAGGCGGGAAGCGGCGGATATGAGCGCACACTATCGGGTGTTCTACTGCCTAGAAAATTCGATCCGGTCGCTCATAACCGAAGTTCTTCAAGAGAAACACGGGACCGGATGGTGGACTTCGAAGGTTCCGGACACAGTGAAGAACCACGTCGCCGGAACTCAGAAAAAAGAGCGCGAATCTGGAATCGCGGTACGTTCTCAGGAGCCGATCGACTATACTACATTCGGAGAACTTGGTGAAATAATCAAATCAAACTGGCACGACTTCACCGACATATTCCAAGACATCAAGGCGTTAGAAAAGGTTATCGCAACGCTGAATGTGTTGCGAGGTCCAATTGCCCACTGTAAGCCTCTGGCTGAAGATGAAGTCGTAAGGCTTCATCTGTCGGTGCGTGACTGGTTCAGGTCGATGGGGTGACGTACTAGTACTGGTATCCGAAGAGACGCGTCTCAGATCGCACTAGAGAATTTCCATAGCGTTGGCGCAGCTCATCCGCCCGCAGGGGCCCTGCGCGACTTCACAGTGAGAAGCCGGCTCTACGCGCGGCGAGTACAAAGGATTGACTCCGCTTGTGTGGGACAGGGACTACGCTGAATACCTGCAAGCAGGCATTGCGAACCGCCGCTCTGCGCCAGAGGCAGTCTTAGGACTTAGGATGACGGCCGCTTGGTAGAGACTGCGGCGCAGTCTCTCCCTGCTCAGGTAGAACGAAAAACGCTGAAACCGGCACCCCCAGTACGCCCGCGAGTCGATCCAGTAGATCGACCGACGCATTGCCCAACTGGCGCTCGATCTCGCTCAGGTACGCACGATCAATGCCTGCGTCAGCGGCCAATCGCTCCTGCGAAATGCCGCGTTCGGTTCGCAGCTTCTTGAGATTCCACGCCACCAGCGCCCGTCCGTTCATGGCGGCAAGCGACAGCTTCACCGCTCGTTAAACCACGGGATATATCCTACAGATTAAATCTGGAGGGTTCTGATGAAGAAGATCGTCTTCGCCGTTTCGGTTCTGACTGCCGTCGTGGCGTTCGGAGGCGCCGCATCTGCACAAGCCGACGCCTGCTCCACGAATGGCGGCTACCCGCCCGGCAGCCCCAACGCGGTGATGGCGCGGATGCGGAACATCGCCAGCGGCGCCTATGCAGCCTGCGTCGAAGCGCAGCGCGCCCGCACGCCGCCTGTGAACTGGACGCCGACGCGCATTCGCACAGCCGCGCGTCAGGCGGTCACGGACAAACTCCGCGATCCGTCGTCAGCCCAGTTCCGCAATGTCCGCCGCATCGAGCACTCCAACGGCTCGACCATGTTCTGCGGTGAGGTGAACGGCCGGAACGCCTATGGGGGCATGTCGGGCTTTCAGCGGTTCGAAGCCGGCGTGGATCGTACAGGCGACGCCTCGGCCTTGATTGATGGCGGGGAGGAACTGAACGCCGCCTACTTCGAAGGCGCCTGGAATCAGTTCTGCGGCCGCATCGCCGGCACGCCGGTTCAGTTTTGACGGAGGGGGACGGTCGTGGGGATGAAGTCGATGTTTCCTAAGGCTGCGATCGTCGCGGCCATGATCGCACTGGCGGGCTGCGCCTCTACTCCGCCGCCGGAGGTGCGGATGATCCCCACGGCCGATCACGGCGTGGGCGTGCGCTTCTCGCGCGGCAACGCCCTGATGGTGTCGAACGGTCCATCCGGCGCGATCATGCTGCTGCCGGTCCGCTACAACGACACCCAGAAGTTCTTCTTCTCGATCGCCGCCTTCAACACCTCCGGCTACCCGATCAACATCGGCTCGGAGGATGTGCGCCTCTATCTGGATGGGCAGCCTTACAGCGTCCAGGACTTCGACTATCTGCGCCACAGCGCGCGCACGACCGCCCAGCGCGAGATGAACCTGGCGTGGGCCGACGCGGCGGTGGAGTACTTCCTCACCCTCCAGGAGATGGAGGACCATCCGCGCCGCCATGACATCGCCTACCGTAGCGCTTCAGGGCAGTTGCAGGCGTCGCACGACCACATCCAGCGGCGCCTACGGCAGACCATCTCCACTCTGGGACGGACCATGCTGGAGACGACGACCATCGATCCCGGCACGGCCCATGGCGGCGCCATCCTGGCGGAACAGATCGTCATCCCCGAGGGCATGGTCCGCGACATGGTGATCGAAGTGCGCTTCGGCGGCTTCCCCCACCGGTTCCGGTTGAACCTGGCGCCGTCGGGCACCTACGCCCCGACGCCGGTCGACATCCCGGCCGTCCCGGCCCAGATCACGCAGGAACTGATGCGCACCCGCGAGACCTGGCACTGGACCGACGGCCCGCCGCCGTCGCCGGCGATCTTCAAGGGCATGCCGGTGATCGAATAGCGCGCAATGCCCAGTCTGCAGTTCGCACTGCAGTACGTTTTATGCTACAGTTAGAACGTTGTCGTTTAAGGATTTTCCCGAACTTGTCGCAAAGTGGCACCTTGGGTGGCACGACATTTAAAGCGGGTGCTCCTTGGCGACCAGCGACCTGAAAACTAAGAGGTTCTTGCTCACCTACCCGCCCTACATTCCCTATTCTGGGAGAAGGTGGCCCGAAGGGCCGGATGAGGGGTTGCGCGACCCCTCACCCGACCGCGCGAGGACGACGGCTGCGCCGCCGTGCGCGGTCTCCCTCTCCCGCAAGGGGAGAGGGACGCTATTCATCGCTGGCTACGCTTCGTTGTGGGGCGTCGCGGACCTGAACGGCGACGTGACGGCGCGCGGGGTGTTTGCGGACAGTCTGGCCAAGACCGGCGCGGGCGGGGTGCGGATGCTGCATCAGCATGAAAGCCGCGCCGTGGTCGGTGTCTGGGACCGGATGGTCGAGGACGAGCGCGGCCTGTGGGTCGAGGGGCGGATCGAGGACTGGTCCGCCGAGGCCCGCTATGCGGCCGCCCTGACGCGGGCTGGGGCGCTGGACGGGCTGTCGATCGGGTTTCGGGCGATGAAGGCGCGGCGCGACGGGCGCTTGAGGGTGCTGAGCCGGGCGGAGTTGTGGGAGGTGTCGCTGGTGACGTTTCCGATGCTGCCGGGGGCGCGGTTCAGAGCGAAAACAGATTGACGACTTCGGCCCTGCGAAGGCTGATGCGGCCTTCGCAAGGCGGGAGCGGGCGATGGACAAGAAGAGCGGCGGAACCTTTGTTCTGGGCGTGTGCGGAGGCATCATCCTGGGCGCGCTGATCGACAACATGGCCATAGGCCTGCTGTTGGGCTTCGCCGTGGGGTTCGGCCTGGTGAAGCTGAACCGCAGGAAGTCGTAGCGGACCTATCGGTCGGCCAGATGGGCGGCGATGCGCTCGGCGGCCTGGGATGGCGAGCAGGCCTCGGTGTCGATGGTCAGGTCGGCGGGCGGCATGGCGGCCAGGCTGGCGTCGAAGTCGGCGCGGAGACGACGCAGCAGATCGACTGACTGGAGCTTGCCGAAGGCTGCGCGGCTGGGCTGGACGATCCGGCGTTCCTGTTCCTCGGGCGAGACGGCCAGGGCGATGAAGGTCACGACGCCGCCGAACGGTTCGATCACCGCCTGAACGCGTACGGGGAAGCCGGGGTCCACCGTGGCCTCGGGCGCGAAGGTGAAGATGAGCGAGCGCTCGGCGCGGGCCGCCTCGGCGAAGGTCTGGAGCCAGAAGGATTCGCGCAGGCGGATGAAGGGCTCGGAGCCGAAGTCGAACACGGCGCCGACGGCGTCGACGACGAAGTGGTTGTGGAACAGCGGCAGGCCGGTCAGGCGCGCCAGTTCGCGGCCGACGGTCAGCTTGCCCGCGCCGACGGGGCCGTAGAGGAAGACGATCCGCATGGTTCAGAGCTTGGGCGAGGCGAGGGGGCGATCGTCGCGGCGGCCGTGCAGTTCGGGCGTTTCCTGGCGGTAGCCGCGCAGGGCGATGGCGCAGGTTTCGGGCGTCTGACGCGAGGCGACGGCGGGGCTGCGGCCTCTGTCATAGGCTTCGCGGAGGGCGCGGCGTTCGGCCTGATCGGCGGTCGGGGCGTGGCGATGGAGGTGCGCCGCGAAAGCCTGATCGCCGGCGCTGTCGCGATTGAGATGCTCGCAGGCGCCCAGGGTCTCGAACATCCGCAGATTGATCGAGGTGTAGGCCGAAAGGCGTCCCTGGCCCGGCGAGAGGCGCGGCGTCTCTGACGACGAGGCGGCGGAGGGGCGTTGAGCCGAAGCGTCATGCGCCGTGCATGACATGAGCCCAGCCGCAGACACGGCGGCGACGGCGATCTTGAACATTGATCCATCCCTTGATCCGAGGACGGCGTAGCACGGTTCCCCGGATGCACGAAGGATCGCACGGGTTCCGGGCCTGGCCCGGTTGACGGCGCGCCGCAGGACGGTCGCGCATTTTTCTGGAGAGACCATGAAAGAGATCAAGACCGTCTCGGGCCATCCCGAGGCGCGCGCCGCCATGCATGAGATGATGGCCGCGTTCGAGGCTTTCAAAGGGGCCAATGACGCCCGTCTGGACGAGATCGAGAAGAAGGCTTCGGCCGATGCGCTGCTGGAGGAGAAGGTGGCGCGCATCGATCAGGCGGTGGCTCAGGCGCAGGCGCGCATGGACCGCGCGCTGAGCGAGAGCCGCCGTCCGATTCTCAGTGCTTCTGGGTTGGGCGCCGAACCGCCCGTCGCAGTCGCGGCGCCGGAGGCCAAGGCGGCGTGGGACGGCTATATGAAGTCGGGTCAGGCGCACGGGCTGGAGCTGAAGGCGGGGCTGTCGTCGGCGTCGAACTCGGCGGGCTATGTCGTGCCGCCGGAGACGGAGCGCGCCATCGAGCGGCGCCTGATGGCTGGGTCGCCGATGCGCGAGATCGCCACGGTGCGCACGGTCGGCTCGGGCGTGTTCAGGAAGCCGGTGTCGACGGCGGGCGTGCAGGCGGGCTGGGTGGCCGAGACGGCGGCCAGGCCCGAGACGGACCCGGCGACGCTGGCGCTGCTGGAGTTCTCGTCGGCCGATCTCTACGCCTGTCCGGCGGCGACGCAGTCCTTGCTGGACGACGCCCTGATCGATCTGGACGAATGGCTGGCGGCGGAGGTCGAGGACGCCTTCGCGGCGCAGGAGACGGCGGCCTTCGTCAGCGGCGACGGGGTCAACAAGCCCAAGGGCTTCCTGGCCTACGCCAATGCGGCCGAGGGGACGCAGACCTGGGGCCAGATCGGCACGGTGGCGTCGGGCGCGGCGGGCGCCTTCGCCAGCGCCAGTCCGGTCGATAAGCTGATCGACCTGATCTATGCGCCCAAGGCCCAGTATCGGCCGAACGGGCGTTTTGTGATGAACCGGCGCACGGTCTCGGCGGTGAGGAAGTTCAAGGACGCGGACGGGAACTATGTCTGGTCGCCGGCGACGCGGCCGGGCGAGACGGCCAGTCTGCTGGGCTATCCGGTCACCGAGATCGAGACGATGCCGGATGTGGCGGCGAACAGTCTGTCGATCGCGTTCGGGGACTTTGCGCGCGGCTATCTGATCGTGGATCGCGCGGGGGTGCGGGTGCTGCGCGATCCCTATTCGGCCAAGCCCTATGTGCTGTTCTACACGACCAAGCGCGTGGGCGGCGGGGTGCAGAATTTCGACGCGATCAAGCTGATGAAGTTCGCGGCTTCGTAAGGGCGGCGAATGAGAGCCCTCTCACCTTGTGGGAGAGGGAAGGGCCCGCCGCGTGAGCGGTGGGAGGGTGAGGGGTGTCGCGGGCGCAAGACCCCTCATCCGTCCGCCTTCAGCGGCCACCTTCTCCCACAAGGGGAGAAGGAAAAGGAACATAGGAGATTTGAATGAGCGCACCCGTGAGCCTCACGGAGGCGAAGCTGTTCCTGCGCGTTGAGCATGAGGCGGAGGACGGGCTGATCCAGACGTTGATCGACGCCGCCAAGGCGCGGGTGGAGGGGGAGGTCGGGCTGAGCCTGACATCGACCTCGCCGGCGCCGCTGAGGCTGGCGGTGATGATGCTGGTGATGCGCGCCTATGAGCGCGGCGACGGCGAGATGAGCGCGGCGCCGGTCGAGGGGTGGATCGCGCCCTATCGCGTGGTGCGGCTGTGAGCACGGGGGCGATGAAGGTGGTGGCGGCGCTGGTTCGGCCGGTTGAGGCGCAGACGCCCTATGGCGGGCAGGTCGTCAGCTATGAGCCGGTCGGGTCGCTGTGGCTGGCGTTGGGCGCGCGCAGGCGGCGCGAGCGAACGGAAGGCGGCGTGACGCGCGGCGTGGAGACGCTGAGCGCCACGGTGCGGGCCGATCCGAGGCTGGAGGAAGGGCTGGTCGTGCGCTTCGGCGGAGCGGACTGGGGCGTGGTCGGGATCGAGGCCGATCCGAAGGCGGCGGGCCGGGTGCGGCTGAATCTGGAGCGGGCGCGATGAAGGATCATGAAGGGGCGCTGGTGAAGGCGCTGGTCGCGCATCTGGGCGGTGATGGGGCGTTGCAGGCGCTGTTGGGCGATCCGGTGCGGGTCTGGGATGAGGCGCCGCAGGGGGCGGGGTTTCCGCATCTGGTGATTGGACGGTGCGAGAGCCGGCCGCTGAACGCTGACGGCGGCGGGGTGGAGCAGCGGCTGACCTTGACCTGCGCCAGTCGGTTCAGGGGGCTGGAGGAGGCGCGGGCCGTGGCGGCGGCGGTGCGGGCGCGGGTCGCCGATGCGCCGCTGGAGGCGGACGGAGTGAGGGCGGTCAGCGTGGCGGTGACGTTTACGGACCTGTTCCGCAGCGCGGATCTGAAGCGGGCGTGGGCGGTGATGCGGTTGAGAGCCGTGACGGAGGAAATCTGAGATGAGCGCACAACGAGGCAAGGACATCCTGCTGAAGATCGAGGGCGCGGGCGGCGCCTTCACCACGGTGGCGGGGCTGAGGGCGAGGACGATCTCGCTGAACGCCAAGACGGTGGACGCGACCGACAGCGACAGCGCCGGGCGGTGGCGCGAACTGCTGGCGGGGGCGGGCGTGAAGTCGGCGGCGGTGTCGGGGCAGGGGATCTTCCGCGACGCGGCCTCGGACGCCCTGATCCGCGAGGCTTTTTTTGAGCAGGCGGCGAAGACGTGGCGTCTGATCGTGCCGGACTTCGGCGTGCTGGAGGGGCCGTTCCTGGTGGCGGCGCTGGAATACGCCGGGGAGCATGAAGGCGAGGCGAGTTTTGCGCTGAGTCTGGCCAGCGCGGGCGAAGTGACGTTCTCGGCGCTGTGATGGTGAACGGCGTGCGGGGCGAGGTCGTGGCGAGGCTGGCGGGGGCGGAGCGGAAGCTGTGTCTGACGCTGGGGGCGCTGGCCGAGATCGAGACCGGGCTGGGCGTCGCCGGGATGGCGGCGCTGGCCGAGCGGATGAAGGCGCTGTCGGCGCGGGATCTGATGGTGGTGCTGGCGGCCTTGCTGCGGGGTGGCGGCGAGGCGGCGCTGGCGGAGGGGCTGGCGACGGCGCCGGTCGAGCCGCGCGAGGCGGCGGAGGCGGTGGCGAAGGCTTTTGCGGCGGCCGCCTGATGACGCCCCAAGACCGTCAATGGGCGGAGATGATGCAGGCGGCGGCGCGGATGGGCGTGGGGCCGGAGGGCTTCTGGCGGCTGTCGCTTAAGGAATGGCGGATGCTGACGGCGGGGCCGGCTCAGGCCGCGCCGCTGGGGCGCGGCGAACTGGAGCGGATGCAGGAGAGGTGGCCGGATGACTGATGGTTTCAGGCCGGACGGGATCGACGCCGTGCCGGTGAAGGCGGCGGAGGCCGCGGCGGCGCTGGAGGCGCTGAAAGAGCCGGCGGAGCGGGCGGCGGCCTCGATCGAGGACGCCTTCGGGCGCGCGGGGGCCAGCCTGACGCGGTCGCTGACGCGGGCGGCGGCGGACGGGGAGGTGACGCTGGCCGAACTGGCGCGGGCGGTGCTGAACGCGGTCAATGCGGCGGCGGGCGCGCGCGGCGGCGGCGGGCTGGCGGGGGCGATAGCGGCGGCGCTGGGCGGTTTCGGCGGGGCGCGGGCGGACGGCGGGCCGGTGATGGGCGGGGGCGCCTATCTGGTCGGCGAGCGCGGGCCGGAGGTGTTCCGTCCGGCGAGCGCGGGGACGGTCGAGCCGATGGGCGGCGCAACCGGAGTGACGGTCAACGTCACGGTGGACGGCGGGGCCGAGGGGTTGCTGCGGTCAGAGACGCAGATCGCACGGATGCTGGCGCGGGCGACGGCGCTGGGCGCGCGCGGCTAG